CCTAATGTTTTATTAAAAATTTCTTCATTTTGCATTGGATGTTCTACACCATATCTTTCTAAATTTGTATTCTTTCTTTTTTGAATAGATTCTGGAGTTTTTAATTGCTTTTGAGATTTATTAAAAATTTCTTCATTTTGTAGTGGATAGTCAACACCATATTTTATATTATTTGTTTTTCTTTGATTGCTATCCGCTTTAAGCTTTACAGATAATATTTTCATATTATGATCAACACCATATCTCTCTATTAAAGTTTTTGTATTAGAAGTTTGTTGTTGTAATTTAATTTCTTCATTTTGCATAGGCGTATCAACTCCATAACGCTCAATTAAAGTATTTTTTCGTTTTAATTTAAATTCATTTGTTTGTGTATATTCATCAACTCCAAACTTTTCATTCATAATTTTTTTGAACTTATCACGATATGATTTTACTTCAAATCCAGTACCACCATATCTTTCTTTATTAGTTTTTGATTGATGTTGATATTTACATTTTTTACTACCACATGTTAAAAAATACCCTACTGACAAATTATGTAATTTAGCTTTATCGTCACAAATTTTACAATATGATATACTATCAGGATAAAATGTTTCTATATAACACTCTGCGGATATTTTGTGCACTTGTCTAAGATGACCTGATAATCCTCGAATGGTTTTAAATTGTTTTTTACAAATTTTACATTGTGTTGTTATATCTTTCATATATATAAATATATCAACTCAATAAAAAAGTGATGTTCACACAAACATTTTATACTTTTTAAGTTTCATTCCAAATTTAACTCCAAAATGCGTAAAAATATTTCTTCTAACGAATCATTAGATATATCTAAATCTAAAACATCCATGATATCAGCAAAATTTTCAATGATTTGACTAATTTTTTCATCATCAGTTAAATCTAAATCTAATACATCCATGATATCAGCAAAATCTTCTGTTATCACACTAATTTTTTCACTATTATTTAATTTTGTTACATTCATTGGTGTTTCTACACCAAGTTTAACTAACTCATCATGAACTTTTTTACCCAATTCTGGATTAACTTTTTTTACATCTAATGACATTTTTGACTTCCTTTTTTAATATAGTAAATCTACTATTGGATTTACAAACTTAATTCCATTTTTTAATTTATCAATCATTTCCGGATCTTGCCATTCCTTCATGACTTGATCGCTAAAAATAATATCATTTAAATTCCATGTGCCATCCATATATTTTAAGTCTTCTTCAAAACTTTCAGCATAACCAGTTGATGTTTCATGCACCCTAACAGATTTTAATTTTACTTCGCCTTCACCATTATTAAATTCTGTATTATAAATAATCCGATCTATTACATAATACATAAGTAATGAATACATTTCAGCTGATGGAGTAACTGGCATTTCTACCCATCGTTCTGATGACTGTTTAATAAATTTTTTAAAATCTGGCTTTTCTTTTGACCACATCGAATATGAATGATCAAATGCATCAATAAAATCTTTGATTGTTGTTTTTAACAAACCAAAATCAGCAATCATTCCACCATTGTCAATTTTATCCGATGTTAAAAATATTTCTACAATATAGCTATGCCCATGGATTGAACTCTTGCAGCGTCTGGAGCTACAATCCCTTACTATATGAGCTCCCTCAAACTTAAACAATTTCCTTATTATCATTCTTCTCCTCAATCTACTCCTTCTAAGCAGACTTTCTTTTATCGTATTACTATTTAATATAACAAATTATTTTCTAAAAACCTAATTTATTTTTCCTTTCTGGGAAACTAAATGCCTCGCCAGCAGCAACGCCTAAGGCAGTAACTTTCCGTAGTATAGCTAAAGCGCCCTTTTCATCTAAATCATATAGTGAATCTTTAGCTTTATTAAGAGTGTAACCCATATAAATTACAAAATCTGCTATGGACTTATCAGCATCATCTCTTGTTTCATTCTCATTTAATTTTCTTACGGTATCTTGATATTGTCTTTCATCATCAAGAATACGATACACTTCACTTCTTTCCATTTTATTTAATTTTTATTTTGTCAGCAAACGCTGAAGCCACATTCTTTACACTTCACACACCCTTCAACATAAATTAATCCGTTTGGTGAATGACAATCAGGACATTTTGCTGATGACGGAGTTTCGTAATCACCAATATACTTTTTCAATGTACGGCCTATCGCCTTACTAAATGATGCAAAATCACCTTTACATTTATCCAATTGTTCATATACAAATTTTGGATTAACTCCATGACGTAACGAAGTTGAAATCATTCTCGTTAATGCTTCTTCTTCATCACTTTCGAACATTTCTGTTATATCATCGATGATAAGTAGGTCCATGATTTCTAAGTCATATTGGCCTTTTTTTACTTTATGTAATTCACCAACATCAATTTTTGGTGATAATGTTATATTCTTTTGTCTGAATGCAAATACTTCGTATGGCTTGTCTTTTAACTTACCTATTATTACAACCCATTTTTTACCTTTCGCTGTGACATGATGAATATCACATGGCATACTCTTAGGCCTTACTGGTGCTGAATTGTGTATAATTGTTCCATTTCTACCTGAATTTTCTGTTATTAATACGCCTGCTCTTGACTCATCACGATAAATAGTTACTCCTTTGCAACCATTCTTCCAGGCTAATTTATATAACTTACCAACGGTTTCAATTGTAGTGTCAGTTGGAACATTTATAGTAACTGATATAGAATGATCAATCCATTTTTGAATTGCTCCTTGCATCTGAACTTTTTCGTGCCAATTAATATTATTAGAAGTTGCTTCATGATATGGCGATAAATGTGAATTAGCAATATCAATTGTTTTATTATTTAGTTCACACCACGTTTTATATTTTGGATGAAATATATCATATTCTTCCCAGTGATCACCTAATTCATCAATAAATGTACTTTTTGACTCGGCATCATTCGGATTTATTTTTCTTCTACGTTTATATTGAAGTTGAAATACCGGTTCAATTCCTGATGAGGTTTGTGTCATTAAACTCACAGTACCAACAGGTGCAATTGTCAATATACTAATATTTCTTCTTCCATACTTATGCATGTCTTTCTTTAAATTTATATCAACATCAAATAATCTATTTAAAAAAATATTATCATGTTCTTTATTTTCATCATATACTTTGAACGAACCACGTTCTTTTGATAATAAAACAGAACTCTTATATGCATTAATTGCTAAACATTTATGAACATCAACTGAAAATTTAGTTGCTGTTTTTGTGCCATACTGCAAATTTAATGCTGCTAACATGTCTGCCTCAGCTGTTATACCTAATCCAATTCTACGGCCATCAATTGCTGCATTTTTAATTTTTTGCCATAACTTAATTTCAATTTGTTTTACAGAATCTGGTTCAGGATCGTTAATAATTTTATCTAAAATACTATTTATTTTTTCTAATTCTAAATCAATTATATCATCTGATAATCGTTGGGCTATTCCTACATGAGTTTTAAATTTTTTCCAATTAAAAATTGCTTTTTCTGTAAATGGATTATCTACATATGAATATAAATTAATTGCTAATAATCGACATGAATCATATTTTGAAAGTGGAATTTCTCCACAAGGATTTGTTGAAACAGTCTGAAATTGATCATAACAATCAGCAACAGATTCATTTTTTATTGTGTCCCAAAATAAAATTCCGGGTTCTGCTGTAGTCCAAGCATTTTTAATTATTTTATCCCATATAGCCTTAGCATCTACTTCTGCTACAACATTGTTACTGTCAATTGGAAATTTTAATTTAAATTTTGTATTGTTTTCCACTGCTATCATAAATTCATTTGTAATCTTAACAGATATATTAGCACCTGTTATATTTTTTAGATCTAATTTTGAATCTATAAAATCTACTACATCTGGGTGATTAACATGAATAGATAACATTAAAGCCCCTCTGCGGCCATCTTGGGCTACTTCACGAGTGGTATTAGAAAATCGGTGCATAAATGAAGATGCACCTGTTGATGATAACGCAGAATTATAAACTGGCATTTTTTTGGGTCGCAAATGACTAATATCATGACCCACACCGCCTCGTCGCTTCATTAATTGAGCTTGTTCTTGATCTGTTAAAAATATGCCGCCGTATGAATCCGACTCATTTCCTATTACAAAACAATTACTTAACGATATTATTTGTTTTGTATTTCCAATTCCAGACATCGGTCCTCCTTGTGGTACAATATATTTAAATTTATCTAATAAATTAAATATTTCTTCTGCTTTTAATGAATTATCATAATTTTGTTCGATTCGAGCAAACTCATTTGCTATCCGCCAGTGCATATCAATAGGCGATTTTTCATACAAATTACCGTTAGAATCTTTCAATGCATATTTATTTATCCACGCATCTGTGGCTAATTCATCTCCATTAAAATAATGTAATGTTTCTTTATGAACATCTTCTCTTTTATACATATCTAATCCTTACTTCTTGCCGCTAAATAAATCTTTATGTCGTTGGCCTAAATATTTTCTAACAACTTCATTTCCGTTGTCCATTTTGTGTTGTGTTTCTTTACCTTCCATTGTTTGAGCTTCAAAAATATCTATTTTTCCGTTTGCCATGTTAATTTTACTGGGGAAGGTAATACCGTCTGGCCCAAATCTATTCTTAACAACATGCCATCTGCCCGTGCCTGCAATTTTATCTTCTACTTTTCTTGAAATTGAAACAATAAAGTCGCCAATCATTATTTTCTCATATGATGCTGCTACTTTATCTCCCTGAATCACATCTTCTGAGGCGGCTGAATTATGAGTATAAATATCGTTTGCAAAAAACATATGAGTATCTTCTACCGTAATATCAATTGTATCTTTTTCACCAATAAATTCGATTGATTCGATTTCATCTAAAATAAAATCTGTATTATTTAATTTATGTTTCATATATCGTTTAAAAATGTTAAACATTTTCTTAATGTTGTTGTTTTATTAGAAATATATTCTTTATACGGAATTTGCAAAACAGCATAATGATGTTGTTCCAAAAAATCTATTCGTTTTTTGTCTTCATATTCATCATGACGATCCCCATTAAATTCTATTATTTTATCATCTTGTTTGAAATCAACAAATATTCGGTGTTGTTCATTAATCCAAAAATCCTGTTCATTATTTAATTCAGCAAAATAAACATTTTGTTTATTATCTAAAATATCGTAAATTTTCCAAAATAATTCTTGGGAAATTTTTGAATAACCAGATGATTTTCTATTTTGTTTACTTTTTCTAATACGGTCATTCCAACGACGAGTTCCTTCTTCCTCGCCATATAACGTAATCATTTTAGCATGTGTAATTCGTTTATTATTACACATTTGTTCATATCGATTCAATCCGTCTATTTTTCCATATTTTTTTACATATCCTGCTAACGAATTACTAAATTTCCAATTTTTTACTCTATTATTATACCGATGAGTTCCTTCAGCATATCCATATTTTACAATGTATTGTTCTAATGAACATGTTTGTTTAATTTTTATGCCTAAATCATTACGTTTTTTTGCTGCTATCCTTCTCTTTTCTAAATACTCATTCCAATGTTTAGTGCCTTCTTCTTGACCATGTCGATTAATCATAATATCTAAACCAATAGTTCTTTTCTTATTGCATAATTCTTTCCATTTTTTTTGACCCTCTATTTTTCCGTATTTTTCCACAAATTTTTCTTCAGAGCTTTTATATTTTTCAACTTGTTCATGAAATAATTGTGTTCCAACACGTTCACCATACCTAATAATTAAACCGTTTAACGATGCTGAAACCTTTCCAAGTTTAAATGAATTATTAAATTTGTCAATCCAACTACCTTCAACATTATATTTTATCAGATTTTGTATCATATTCATTTTTGAATAAATAATTTGTTTTGAATATTGTTCGATAATAGGTTGTATCTTTTCACGTTGAATATCAGATAAATTAAAATTAAATTGTTTCATTTGCAGAAAATGATCTACATCTGTAAATTTGATTTGCATATTGACTCCTTGTATTACTTTTTACTTTTTAATAAATATTTCATCTCCAACTTTTAACCCCGAATTTAATGATTTAATTTTCTTATATTTTACAGGAAAAGTATGATTTATAGAACATTTTATTTTTTTACCTGATTTAGTTGTAATTTGATAAACTGGTTGAGTTTGTATAGGAAATATATGTGTAACTTTTTTAAATCCTTCATGTGTTAATATTTTATCATTTAATGTTAATTCATCAATATGTTTTGTGCTGTTTTCAGTAATTACATTTGTATCTAATGTCAGACACCGTTGGGCTTGGCTCGCAGTCCAAACCGGGATTTCTTGCTCGCTTGCAAATGCTCTTAAATCTGTATAAATATCTCCTAATACCTCATCTGTTCGTTGGTTTCTATTTGTTATTATTCCTTTTAACAAATCGCCATAATCAACAATAACTAAATCAACATGATGTCCGATAATTTTAAGTCGTTCAAAATGTGCTGTAAGAGTATTAATTGAAGCTGTTCTTGGAGGATAATCTTTAATAGTAAGTTCGCCTTTTAAGCTTTCTAATCGTGTTGCAACTTCATCTAAATGATACTTTAAATTTTGTGATGGTATTCCAGTGAAAATTGAATCATATCTTAAACCCATATATGTTTCACTTAATTCAAGTGAATAATGACAAACACTTAATCCTTTTTTTAATCCTGCTGCTCCAATTGCTGCAAGGGCCCATGTATTATGTGATAATATACCATTACTATAAAAACAATGAACCGTATCAACAGATAAATCATATAATATTTCTTCCTTAGGATGTTGTTTTAATTCTTTTAAATAAGTTAAACCTGTTTCTGTTTCAATAATATCATTATCAGTTTTTATATCCTTTACTAATTTCCATTCACCATTAACTTTCAATTTATGTTCATTTGAACATTTTAATGTTTTATTATTACCAAAATAACAAGTGACTGGTAATTGAATATCTGTCCTAAATAATTTTGGTATTTGTTGATAACCATACGGTGTCTTCACTTTCAAATTAAAATTAACATCATATTCAGTTTCTGGTAATTCTTTTATACCTAATAAATTGAATATCCTATCAACTCTAATTTGTTTTTGTATTGTTCGAGATTTATCAAATAGTCTTAATTCCCAACCATATATTTCTCCGGTATCTAATTTTATTTTATCAAACGGGCCAACCCATATATCTATTATATCACCTCTATCATTTGTATGTTGAATAGCAAATTCTTCATATTCAATATCAATTAAAGTATTTCCGCCAACACACTTCCCAGCACCAGGGCCCCCAATTATTATACCAAGTTCACCTTTACCTAAACCACCATCTATTAAATCGTTAATAACATGCCAATCTGTAGGGACAACATTTCTTGCCAGTTCAGAATACCGTTCTTCTAATCCAGTTTTATAATCATGACCTACATTTTTATCAATTCCTGCTTTTAATGCTTGATCAACCTTTACCTTTATTTCATCATAACTGCCTTGTTCTAACAAATCTATTGATTCGTTTATAGCAGTTTTTAATGCTTGATTCTTACAAAACTCAAGTGTTTTTTCTTGAACAAATTTTAGATCTGGATCACCAGCATGTCTAAATGCAGACTTTAAGTTTTCTTTAATATTATCACGTAATACATCATCGTCTAACTCTTTAACCTTTACTGCTAAAACTTCAGGAGTAGGACATGATTTATATTCATAAAAGTAATCAATAATTGTTTGAACGATAAATGCGTTGGCTTCTGATTCAAAAAATCGCACTTCTAATATATCAATAACTTGTTGCAAAAATTTTGAATCAGATATTAAAGATATGATCAATTTTATCTGAAAGTTATAACCAAAATCACTTAACTTATTCAACTGGTAATTCCTTTACTTTGTAGCGTAAATATTTAAATTTGAAAATGCTTCTCTAATCCATAAATCTGGATTTTTAATATTAGTATTAAGCCGATCCTCTAACATCAGTTTCAGGAACTGAAATTTTACTAATTTTTGAATTGGCTGATTTATTTGATTTGAAATCATAGATTTTGATGCTGATGAAATATTTACATCATTTAATTGCACCAATTTGTAATTCAATATAAATTGGTCTTTGTTATCTAACAAATCACTGTAAACCTTGTAGTTATTAACTTTCTTACCTTTATCGTTAGTTTCGTCATATAACTTTTTTGTATATATAAGTATATCATTAACTGATATTTTATTCGATTCTAATAAAATTGGTAGTCTTTTTTTTATAGTTTTTAATCCCATACCTTTAACTCCAGGAATATTATCACTTACATCACCAGTTAATGATCTATAAACAGCCCAATTATGTGCAGGAACTTCATAGTCCTCTGTCATATTATCAACCGTATATAAACGCTTTTTAGTTGGACTCCATACTTTGGTATTTTTATCAATTAATTGTAAAAAATCTTTGTCCGTTGACATGATAATTTTTTCATAATCGTCAAACTCTGTCTTACACAAATATCCAATTGCATCATCTGCTTCAATATCTCTAACTGACATTGATTGAACAGGAAGAAAATTCAAATATTCAACTAATCGTTTTATTTGCCAGTTCATTGAATTTCGTTCTGCATCATATGTATCATAATAACCATGTTGTGCAATTCGAGTTTTAGTTCTTCGATTTGCCTTATACTCTGGAAATAATTTCTTTCGTTTAATACTGCCGCCTGGACCATCAAATACAATTATAACTCGAGTTGGATTGGTATGTCTAATTGCATAACTTACCGTATGTAAAAAACCTGAAATTCCGCCAATATGAACTCCATTATCATTCATAGAAGGATTGACAGCAAATGCACGAATAAAAGAATTAAGGCCGTCAACTAATAAAATTTTGCTATTAACATGTTTAGTTGACGTCTTATTCTCTAACTTATTAAAAATTTCCAGATACCGTTCATTAGTTTTCATCTGGAATAGGTTCTTTATCAATAATTACATCATCAATTCCTAAATTCTCTGTTCGGTATTTCATTATAATAATATCACATATCTTATTATATATATCTTCAGATAATCCATCTACTTCTTCCAATTTAGCATCGAAATCTTTAGATAGAAATTTAATGTCATTACCATTAAATGAATATGTATACCAAGCTCCGCCTTGTTTAATAAGATCATAATCTTTTAATACGGTTAGCCAGCTTCCATGATTATCAATTCCACTATCAAAAAATATAGAAAATTCTGCTGTGCGAAGAGGTGGTCCGACTCGATTTTTTACTACTTGAGCTTTTGTTTTTATTCCAACCGTTTGTTCAACCTCATTTACTTTCGCTTTAATTTGACCTACTGATTTTAATCTAAGTCTAACACTTGCGTGGAATCCTAATGCTTTTCCTCCACTGGTTGTATTATGATTTAATCGTCCATTAGCTAAATATGAATGATCCTCATGATCGACTTCAATATCAACCACATGTATTGGTTTATTTATTTGTTGAAAATCAGGGTGATCTTTTAATTTAATAATTTCATCACCTTCAATTATTTTATGATTTGCAGTACCATTTAGAGTTCCATCTGTATAATATGACTCTGTTGATTCTTTTACTACAAATGTTTTTATTGGAACCCAAATTTTTCCATCTTGTGTTTCGGTTTCCACATCTAAATCAGCCATATCATATATTTCTGGTGTTTGAAAATCATTTACTCCTAAAAATCTTTCAGCTAATTCAGCTAAAGATATTGTTTCTTTGATCATTTTATGCTGAATATTTACTTTAGTGGTATATGGATCTACACAATAGGGGTCACCAAATGATGTATTATGTGATATTACATTATTAGTTAAATATGTATGATCACCAGATAATTCAAAATCTATCACTGGCATTATATAATCAGTTTTTTCAACAAATGGGACTACCCAATTACCTTTATGATTTATTTTTGTCAAGTTATTCAAATCTTTAACAAATACAAAATCGCCGGATTCTGTTAAAACTTTATGATTTCCTGTTGTTTCTAATACATCATTTTGTATATCTAATATATACATGATATCATCTGATTTTCGTATTACTTTTAATACATCGTTCCAATTGCCATCACCTGTCATAAATTGTAATTTATGTTCTGATATATCAATTGGATTATTAATTGGTAAATGATGATAATCAATTCCAATACTATTTAATAATTCATTTATTTTTATTTTTGATTCTGATCCATACATGATATTTCTTTTATTATTTCTTTTGTTATTTTTTTATATACATCTGTTTGTTTATTTATATCATTTTCCCAAATTTTAAAGTATTTTATTTTAGGATTATCACATAATATTTGAGCTTTTTTTCGTCTATCTCTGTTTATATTACTTCGCTGCACTCCGTTTAATTTAGTGCTGTCTGGATACAATAATGGATTTGCGTGCCAATAATCACCTTGTATTTCTATATAAATTATATCATTAACTACAAAATCAACAGAATATGTGACAAAATTACCGTTAAGATCGCAAACCAATGCTGGTTCATTATATTTATATTGTATAGAATTTTCTATTAAAAAATCTCGAAATTTTAATTCCGGTGATGTCGGACCTTTATGAAATTCATACTTAGTAGGTTTATATGTTTTACCAAAATATTTTAAACACCATGGCTCAAACATAATAAAACCTAATTTAGTTTTAACATCTTTTCGTGTCATTTTAGTAATATTAGTATAATACCAATCTAACATTTCTTTTGAATTAAATAATTTTCCACACATTGATTTTTTATGTTTTCTAAATATACGAATTTCATTAGCCTTTCTAATTTTAATATTTGTAATAGAACATTCGTTATTATATTCTTTTAATCTTGAAATATTACATTCAATAGTTTCTGATATAAGTCTTAATGAATAGTAAGGTATCATTAACATCTCATATGCTATTGATTTTTGTTCACTTGTTAAATTAAGACGTTTTTTGCGTGCTATTGATATATTACGTTTTCTTTCATCTGTATGGGGCTTAGAATTTGCAATTGCTATTTTTTGCCGTGTAATAATACTCTTTTTAACACCATAATGATATTTTGATTTATATTTATCTAAACATATTTGCGAACAAAAAACTCTTAGTGTTTTATTATTTACTATTAATTGGTATTGATCTAAACTATTATTTTTCTTACAAAAATTACAAATCATCTTTTCTCCATTAAAAATTAATCTACATATCTACTAAACGTCAGTAATAAATATGTAGAAATATAATTTTTAATTGATTTGTGTTCGAAAAATAACATCTGTTGTTTCAGGATTAACACACCCGAGGCGCTGACGTAACTGATTTGTCATAATCAATAATACACGCTTTTGTGCTATAAGGTTAGTAATCTTCCTCATAGCTTTGGATATAATAATTGCTTTATCAGTAGCCCAACCTTCTTTATCATAATCGCCACTAAGCTCCTTTCGTGTAGTTGCACCCATAACAGAATCTACTATAATGGTTACAATCTTATTCTTATCAGTTTCTCTAACTTGATTAACAATGTTTTCGACTGTTTCAAATATATCTTCAAGTGCTTCTAATTGAATGTATAACATTTTATTAGGATCAACTCCAATAGCAGAAACAAATTCCTGACTCATAGCTGATTCTGTATCTATATATACTCCAATTCCGCCTTTCTTTTGAGTTTCAGCAACGACATGTGTTGCGAGGAGACTTTTTCCAGAAGCTTCCAAGCCTGTAATTTCTACAATCTTGCCCACCGGAAGCCCGCCATGAGGCCTATTTGAAATTGCTAAATCTAACATAGAAGAACCAGTAGAAATCCACTCAGTAACATCTGTTGCAGCATCAGATTGCCCATCTAAAAAATGGGCAACCTTGTCATGTTTCTTAAAAGTAGTATTAATCGCATCTTGCAAGATTCCGGCCAGCTCATCGTGATTTGTGGCTTTGTCTTTCTTACTCATAATAACTCCCTATTTAATTATTAAATAGATCATCAAAAGAATCTTCGACATCTGCTTTAGGTGTAGCTTCTGGTGTTACTGGTGCATTCATTTCCTTTAGAAAATCATCATCCTCTTTTGGAGTTGATGTTTTTGGTGCAACAGCATCTTCTTTTACTGGTGATGCTTTAGCCCTTGCTTGTTGAATCATAGCACTTGACTCTTCATCATCTTCTTCAGGGTTTAACCATTTTGATAATGCATCCTTCAATTCTTCATATGTATTCTTAGTGAAAACATCATAAATATCAGACTGACCTGTCATAATCGATCCGGCTACTTCTTTATTATCAGTAGCTCGAGTTTGATTTGGTTTAACTCGAATAGATACTTTTCCATAACTATTTTGTGCTTCTTTTGGTGTTAAATACTCTACAACTATATCTCTGCCATTAGATAAATCGGTAATATCACCGTAATCTGGGTCGGCAATAAATCTAAGTAATTCTTGATAAATTTCTTTACCAAATCCCCAAAATTTCACGCCTTCTTTTTCTTTGCCTCTTATGATAATTGGAACATAAGTTCTCAATTTTGGCTGCAACTTTTTACCTAAGATCCAATCTTCCCTATTTCCTGTTCCCATCAGTTCTTCACTGAATTCAACTACTGGATCTGGCTCATTAAATGTTGCTAATGATAAATAATTCCGTTTCCCTAAATCATAATAAAAGTATAATTCCAAAAACGGGTTTTCTTTATTATGTTGGTATGGAACTATCCGTACAACACTTTCCCCTGGTACTGGTTTCCACAATGATTCATTTTTACTTGTGGTTGTTTGTAATGTAGCTAATCGCTTCTTTACTAAATCTAAATCCATAATAACTCCTTCGTTAATTTTTAATGATTAATATTAATCAATTACTATATAGAATATAAGCATTTTTTTTAAAAATACCAAACAAAAATGGAATTGATTTTGAAATCAACTCCATATATATTTTATTCTTTCTCTTAATGCATTTGCTAATAAGTAATTGTTAATTTTTATTTGTTTATTACTAATATATATACAGAAAAA